GTTGTTCTGATTCCTTCGACTACTGGCCGAAGGGCAGCCGTGCGCCCGCAGAAGGTAACTCCACGGGCAGGTCAACCTCAGGCATCACCTCAGGGAGAGCCTCAGTCGAAGGAAGCGAAACCTCCGGCAGATCCGGTAAAGGAGATAGTTGACGAAATAACAGATCTTGTAGAACCAGCATTGTTAGCGCATAAGGAGTCAATACACCTATTAGAAGGCCGTATAGAAACACTAAGGGCCGACGTAGCACTAGAGATCGAACAAATTGAAGAGACATTCGAGAATAAGGAAATAACGGAAATAACGTTGCCGGTTATGGGATGGGTTTTACCCATGCCTAAGGCTGAAATTTTGGTCGCTGCCGGTACTACAGCAGGTGTAAGTGTCGCGGCAACTCTGACTGCTACCGCAGTATTTAAGAGAGCTGTTTCGGCGTTTAAGCCAGTTATCACTCAGATCGTGAAACGGGTTCGAGCACGTCTTGGGAAGGCTGGCCCGACTTGGAGTAGGCAGCGATTGGCACAACGTCGTCGCAGATCTTCGCGTATGGACTCGAAGGCCTAATCATGTAACCGGCTTCGTAAAGCTTGGTGCATTCCCTCATGCGAGTTAGAAGAATATCGACTCGTGTTTTCTGGATGTTCTTTTTAGCGACCTCTTTACAGAGTTCAGTAATCGACCCATCTAAAGGGACGCTAAAAGAAATTTGAGCACCAAAATTCTGGTTTCGGGTGTACTTAGTTGAGTGAACATCACCACCGAGATAAAACGGTGAAAATACAACAGTGCCGCTATTGCAGTAATGGCCAGTACCGAATCCTTGGGTTGAATAAGATCCTTGATTGATCTGCACCGCTGAATTGGTCACTGCACCGGAACTAGAGGCCTGAGGGCTTGCAACAACTGTGGTGGTCCCCTCAGATTCCGCTCTAACGGGACCACACAGTAACGAGATTGCCAGAAGTATTTTTACTGGCTGAAGACGGAAAGGCTTGTGATGGTGCTGGTGGTTTCGACGGTCCTTTCGATGTCCTGAGTCTCGATAATGCCAGCAGCCCGAGTAGTAATCTCCAGTTGCCAGTTTTCTGCTCCGCTGTTCATCGAATAAGTTGTTCCAGTTGCCCCAATAGCCCCACTTGGGGTGACATTGTGGCCCGAATAAGTCGTCACGGCAGCGCCGAACTTCTCGATCGCGATAGTCTCTGTAATCGTCTGCTCCGTCTCGGTCGTCGAGTTCATCGAGCCTTGACTGAAGCCCATATTTGATTGAGCTGCTGCACTCATGGGTGTCAACAGCATAAAAAGTGTCAGCCAATGTAGTTTTTTCACTTGGCTTTTGGTGTTGAAGTGGGCTCTTCAATTTTAGATTTTTTCTGTCCACTTTTTTCTGCGGCACGACTGATTCCGTAACCAGCGAGCGATCCAGAAAACACGCTGGCAATAAATGTGGGATCCATCTTCTGAAAAAATCCCATGTATGAAAGTGTCAACAATGCTGCTGACCAACTAAGTACACTTACCTTGACTAATTCGGATAACCACTCATACGAGCGTTCGTTCTTTTCCTCGGTGTCTTCCATCTATAAATAGCAGACTTATTTAGATTAAAATATGTTTGACTCTGGCTTATTAGTATGAGCAAGTTCCGTGACAAAGCACTGCATGCCCGTGCTGTCGCGGCTGCTAAGCGTAAGTTCAAAGTCTGGCCCAGCGCATATGCTTCGGGGTACGTCGTCCAGCAGTACAAACGCCTTTACAAGAAGAAGCACGGCTCTCTATCCGGGGCTTTTCGCGGTGATGATCTAGGTAAGTGGTTCGGAGAGAAGTGGGTTCGCATCACTTCCTCTGGCAAGATCGCCGGACCCTGTGGAGGGCGCAGCAGCAAAGAGGGCAAGCCCAAGTGTCTTCCAAGAGCAAAGGCCCAGGCATTGTCCACAGCCGAGCGCAAAAGACTGGTAGCCAGGAAGCGAGCTAAGGACCCGAATCCGAATAGAAGAGGAAAAGCGATTATGACGAGTAGCAAGCCAGATAGTGACGCCAATCGCCTGGCCAAGATGGCAAAGACGGCCAAGACTAAGGATCCAAAGGTTCGCAAACGCCTGGCTAAGTTGATGGATGCTTATCGCAAGCAAAACAGCTACTGAGTATTTGCGATAGACAGGAATAACTGACTTTTTGGGTTGCCAGCGGTCAACTCATCTCTGACGGGTGCTCTGGGGGAAACTGCCTTCCAGCAGCACTTCTTGTCGCAGGGATGTTTTATGGCGACTCCCGTTTACGACCTTTGGAAGACTGACTTCGTCATCGAGTGGGAAGGGCGTCTCACCAAGGTCAACGTGAAAACAATGTCGAAGGCCCCAAACGCCTATCACGTCCAGCTTCAGACGGGCGGCGTTAATAACAGGCGTCTCTACAAGGAAGGTGAGATTGATTACTTCGGGATCGTGAACCTGGAGTACGACCATATTTGGATGGTCCCTTTAGAGGCAGTAGCTCACAGAACCCTTATTTCTTGGATACCACCTGAAAAGCGGGTCAATAGAGTTTCTCGAAGAGCTTTTCCGTGGGATTTGTACCGCATAAAATAGGTCTAGGTGGAAATAACGAGTAGTAGCACATTAAATTCGTTAGTATCAAAGTATGGGACAAGTTTCTCGGTACGATTACGGCCAAGTAACTAAGTCGGAAATTACCGATGAAGGTTACTTGAAAGTTTGGTGTAAGGCTGCCCGTGTAGGGACTCAGCTTTATACCAGGGGCGATGGCACGCAAGTTCGTGAATATCGTCCTGAAGATGAGGTGTCTAATCCAGACTCTCTCGCTTCATTCGGGATGAAAGCAGTCACCCTCAATCATCCGAAGGTGCTGTTGGATTCCAAGACCACGAAACTACATCAGGTTGGACATGCTGGTTCGCATGTTCGATTCTCCGACGGCTTTGTCGAAGTCGCTCTGGTTATTACTGATCAGAACGCCATCGATGCAGTTCAGCGCGGAGATGCACAGGAGGTCAGCGCTGGTTATCGCGTTGACTATGACCCTACGCCTGGTGTCACTCCAAACGGTGAGTCTTACGACGGCATCCAGCGAAACATCAAAGTCAATCACATTGCTTTGGTGAATCGTGGACGTGCTGGACGCGAAGCCCGCCTACTTCTCGATTCCTGTGACCGTAATGACGCGGTGGCAGAAGTCGAACTCCCGTCGAATTCGCCCGTAATTTCAATGGCACGAATCACCCTCGACGGTTTGGATATTGAACTTCCCGCAGACGCTGCAGGTGCGGTCCAATCCTTCGTGAAGGAGACCGGGCGTGCTCAGGCGGAACTCCAGCAAAAGTTGGACTCTCAGGAAGCCCAAATTCAGGCCGAAGTTATCGCTAAATCCGAAGCTCAGGATCGCATTGATGCGAGCCAAGAGCGTATTGCAGAGCTTGAGAAGCAACTGGCCGAGGCTGTTGCTGCATCTGAGCAACGCGACGATGCTGCAGAGATTAACGATGCAGTAAACAAGCGCCTCGAAGCTCTTAATAAGTTTGCCCCGATCATGCCGGAGGACTACAAGTTCGACGGTGAGGACGAGGCACAGATCATGGCTATCGCTTACCAGAACGTCTTCGAGAAAGAAGCTCGTTCGGACGCAAGCGCTGACTACCTTCTGGGTGTCCTGGATGGTGTCCTTGCCGCCATGGAGGACATTGAAGAGGATGAAGAGATCAAGGCTGACTCTGAATTCACTCCCGAGGAAGACGGCTCGAACACCGCTGAAGTCCGTGCAGCTCTTGCACAGGTCCAAGCCTCTGAGAAGTTCGACGCCAAGGATTCTTACCGCGAGCGTCTTCTGAACGGTTGGAAGTCTGACCTCTCTGCCAACGCTTGATAGGAGAATTTATCAATGGCTGTTTCTTACTCTGAAACCCTGGTTTCGAGCCCCGTTGGGGCACAGGGTGCATACCCCCAAAATTTGACCAAAGGTCACGAAGGTCTCATCGGCGATCTTCAGGCCTACGTCGCCCGTTCCTTTTCCAACGGAACCGGCGCTGCTGTTCCTTTCGGCCACGCTGTTGTTCTTAACAGCGGTGCTGCACAACTGCCCGGTGGCGCATCCCTGACTGGTGTGCTGGGTATCGCGGTTGACTCCAACGCTTTTGAAGTCAATGCCGACGCCAAGACCGCTGATGGCCGCGTTGGCTATCCCGGTGGCGAGCAGATGAACATCCTGAGCAAGGGTGTTGTTTATGTGTACTCCAAGGATGCAATCGCCCTGGGCGATGCTGTCCGCCTGTATCACACCGACGGTGCCTCCGCTGCTTCCGACGGTTCCTACAAGGGTCGCTTCGGCAAGACCGCCGTTGCAGGAAAAACCTTTGCTGTAACTGCTGGTGCTCGCTGGCTGAGTGCATGTGCCGCTGGTGGTATCGCTCTCCTGGAGATCGATATTCCTGGTCTGGCTGTTACTGCCGACACTTGATAAGGAGGATTAACTAATGTCTGACATCCGCAACGACGAGGTCGGCCTGTTTCTAGCCCGCGAACTTGAGACGATTCTGTCTCGTTCGTTTGAGGTTGAGTACGCCGACATCAAATACTCTTCTGTGCTGCCTATTAGCACCGAAGTTGCATCTGGTAGCGATTCCTATACCTACCGGATCTTCGACGCTCAGGGCCAGATGAAGGTCATTGCCGACAAAGGCAGCGATCTCCCTCGCGCTGACGTGCTCCGCAAGGAAGTCACCCTGCCTGTCCGCAGCCTGGGTGCATCTTTCGCTTACACCATTCAGGAGACCCGCGCTGCTGCTCAGGTTCCTGGCATGCAACTGGAGCAACGTCGCGCCAACGCCGTGCGTCGTGCCTACGAAGAGAAAGTGCAGGACATCGCCTTCTTCGGTGACTCCGCTTCTGGCATGAAGGGTCTGATTAACTCTGACCAAGTGGACAAGATCGTCCCGAACAAGTGGTTCGACGGCGCTTCCACCACCACCGACGAGATGCTGGAGATCCTCAACGAGGCAGCAACTCGCATCGTCAACGGCTCCAACCAGAAGGAGACCCCTGACACCCTGCTGGTGCCTTACGACGTGTATCGCATCATCAGCACCACCGCTCGCTCCACCACCAGTGACACCACTGTGATGGAGTTCTTCCTGCGTACCAACCCCTTCATCCGCGCCATCGAGCCGCTGAATGAGCTGGCCGCCAGCAAGTCTGTGCTGAGCAAGGACCGCATCGTTGCTTACAACCGCAGCCCCGAAAAGCTGCAACTGCACCTCCCGCAGACCCTTGAGTTCCTCCCCCCGGTCAGGTCAGGGCTCGAATTTACCGTTGCTAGCCACGCCCGCATCGGTGGCACCGCCATCTACTACCCCAAGAGCGTTCTCTACGTCGAGAAGGCCTGATCAAACTAATCTCCTCAGAAAATGATTGTTACTTACTCTCCTCAACTAGAGAATCCGCCCCGCGATAAGGAAGTCACTCTCGGCTTCACTTTGATCGGGAACCGGACTGGTAGTTCCGAGTATGTGCAGTTCAAGAGTGGGGTCAATCGCGACATTGACCCTGCTACTTGGGAACAGGTCAAGGAAATGCCCCTTGTGGCTGACTTGCTCGAAATCGGCGCTCTGACTGTCGAAGACGACGTTGAAGTGGTTACCGAAGCACCTAAAGCGACTGGTGGTCTTTCCACCAAGCCGATGAAGGAAGCTCTGGCCCTGATCAACAAAACCTTTGACATGGACCTGCTCAAGGAGTGGGACGTGGCAGAGAACCGTGTTCGAGTGAAGAACGCCATTCAGAAACGTATCCGCTCAATCACTGAAGGCGACGGCTGATGGCTGTAACCAGCACTACTTTCATTCAAAGGTTCCCAGAGTTTGCGAACCTGGAGAGTGCTGTCATTACCGCCAGCATCGGTGAATCTCAGCGTTTGAACGACTCCGACATCTGGGGAGATCAGTACGATGACGCCGTGAATTACTACACGGCGCATTTGCTGGCAAGCCGGACACAGTCAATCGGCCAACAGATCGGTGTCAGTCAAAACGCGAGAGTCCAGAAGTACGTTGGTGCGGCCGGTTACACGCTGGCTGATACCACCTATGGCGCGACGTATCTGTATTTAAGGGAGGGGCTTGTCAAGCTAACGGGCTTTAGTTACTGATGGGCTCCTATTCCCCTTTCGACAACGCGACCCTAGTCTTTGAGGTCTATGGGTCGTTTTCTACTGATCCATCTACTGGTAACAGGGTTCAGAACAATGTTTCTGAGACCTATACCTGTAACATCCAGCTCAGTGGAAAATTCCAAGAGAACAAAGAAGGTATCAACAAGGTAGACACGCAATGCAGCGGACGGCTGTTGTCTCCTGCCACCTTTAGTTCCAAGATCAAGGCAGGCATGTACGCCAGCGCCACCATCAATGGCGTTCAGGGTCGTGTCCGCATAATTGACCTTGGAACGAACTTGCTGCCTTTTGCACGAGCGTCACAGTTCCAAAGCTTTGAGGGCATCTTCGAGCAAACCGGAGCTGCAGGTTGATATGCCACGAGACATTCAGCCACATGAACTTCGTAGGGAGTTCGACAAAGCTGTAAAGGCCGCCCTAAACCAGACGGCTGGAAAATTCGGCGCGGAGTTCATTAAACAGATCTCCGAAAAGAAATGGGACTGGCCTAATAAAACCATTCGTAAGAACGGTCAAACGGTTACAGCCCCTAGAGACATTGTCGATTTAGGCAATCTTCGCGCAAGTCAACGCAGGGAAACTATCAGCGCTACTGCTGTTGAGTGGACATGGCATGTTGATTATTCACAAGTCGTTCATGACGGGCCAAAATTAAAAGATGGCCAACAATATCGGCATCGTCCCTGGACAAAAGAAGCCGAAAAAGAGGTGGAGCCCTTAAAAACTTTCGCTGATAGACTGAGGAGAGAGTTAGATGGCTAGTGTATCAGAAGTACGCTTACTTGTAGACTCTATTGTTGGATCTTTTTTGGGAACATATAATCTCCCAGATGGTTCCTCTTCCCCCGCCCTTTGGGTTCGGGGTTCACAGCAAGTTCCGAAGGACTGGACAATCTCAGGCACAGAATGTGTCATAGATGAAGTACCAGAAGCACGGAATTTACCGACGATGTCTCAGGCGGTCTTCTTAAATCTTTTTTGGACCGTAACCTTTACCAGTTACGACACATCGGTCACCTTAGACAATCTTCGTTTGCTTCTTTTTCGGGCCTTCCCTGATATGGATACAGCGGTACATACGCCGCAAACAGACATATCTTACGAATCCCTGAAAGTAACTATCCCCGACTACTCAATTCACACTGAGATAAGCTAATGGCTCAACTTCCTGGAGGTGCGTTTGCTAAGGGGCGGGACCGCATCGTGCGGATCGCTGACCCTGGCGGCACCCGTAAAGTCCCTGCCGCTCACGGAAGTGGCAACACCGGTAGCACCTACACGTCCCCTTCATCGACGACCTTCAGTTTTCTGAAGGGTCTGACTCAGGCTGAGTACACGCCTGCACCTACTTCCCAAGAGTTCTTCCTGCTCGGCGATAACGGCTACAGGGACTCTGTGGGCACCACCATGGCCGGTGAAATGGCCTGCACGACCTTCTTCATCAACAGCCTCTCTTCAGGCGCTCCACAGGCGGATATTGACGCCGCTCTGAGCCTTGTGATGGCGGCTGAATCTGATCCCGACAAAGAGGTGTTCGTCGAAATGCTGACCCTTTTGGGACAGGACGGCAGCAACAACTTTATGTACTTTGTGCGGGCCTTCCAAGCCTGTGTGACGGGCGTTTCTGAAGCCGCCCCCTCGGATGGTCTGATCGAGTATTCGTGGAGCTTCCAAAGTCGCGGTGAGATCTATGTGGGCACTCTTAACAACGGCACCTCCGCTCTCGACGTCTACGCCTGATGCAAGCTGATCTGCTTACGTCTGAGGACAAGCAGTCTTTCTTCATCAACTGTCGAGTGAAAGGTGAATTACTTGAGGTCGGGGCGGTTTACATCGCCCCTTCTTCGTGTTCACACATGAAACTAATTTCAGAAGATGGTGTTAGTTTGACTGTAGAAATCCCTGAAAATGTCCGTGGTCAGCATCACGAGATGGTGGCTGCAGACACATCATTTTTCATAACATGAGCAAGTATTCAAAAATCTTCTTCGGTCAGAAAGAGTATTACGACATTGCCCCATTCAGATTCCCGATCTACAAAGA